CGTTCAGCGCGAACAGGATCAATGATAATGATAGCAGCCTCACCAAGTTCGATTTGCCTGTTAATCTCATCATTCATGTCCTTGATGGTTTCCTGACGCCCTTGCCGCTTCCAACGACCTTCTGCCCAAGCACTTAATAGCTTGTCCAGAACACCCAGCAAGAGCGTCAGAAACTTCATTATTCTGCGGACTCAGTTTCAGGTTGCTTGCTGACAAACGACCAGATAGCCACGCCAATGGTTGCTACCGCCCCAGCCAACAGGTCAACCGTTGCACCGTCGATGAGACCTTTTCCTGCAAGATAGCCAAAGCCAGCCGCAGCAAGTGTACGAACGAGTCCAAATAATTGTTCCTTTTTCATGTCATTTTCCTTTCGGGTAGGACTTCCAATTCAACTCCCAATGTGGGCCATCCTTAAAAGTTCGCCAATCTCCGCCCCAGGTAATTGGGACGTTCTCATCTGCCGCCGCAGCTTTTACTATCTTAGCTAATCTATGGTACAAAGGCCAGTCCCACGACACCTTGCCATCAATAAGCGGCGCTAGGTCAACAGCGTGTCCAGTAATGTGACGCGAATTGAGTGTCTTTGTTGCGCCCTGTGCTAGCAACTTACGTTGACGATCTGTGGTGCGTAAGCCTTCCAAGACAGTAAAGTCCAAGCTCGACATAGCAGCAGCCTTCTTTACCACACGCACTAAATCAGGATGAACTCCCTCAAGACGCGATAAAGAACGGCTGCCAAGGATGATGCTCACACCGCACCCTTTTGCAAGACGCTTACTAATATGCCTATCAGCAACACAATGATTGTGCCGCAAGCAGATATGCCCAAGCTTTCGATCCGCTTCATTCGCGCACAGATACTCTCGTATCTAAACGCACAGACTTGCTCATGGGTGTTAAGTTGCGCTTGCGTTTCGTCTATGGTTGCCACCGATCAAATGCCTTGACCAGGTGTGATGTAAAGCGTTTGTGCGCTCGCAGCCAATCCACTGAAATAAGATGTATCACTGAAGCGAAGAATCTCAACAGCGCCTGGGAGCAATGGGATGCCAGCAGCGGGGTTGCCAGATACAGCAGCTTCAGCATTAGCCGCCGCTTTTGCAGCAGTCGGGCCAACGCCAAGATGCACAATCACAGTGCCAGCATTGACAACGCGATACTGTCCGGTCGAGTGCGCTTTATTGCGCTCAGACACCAAAGCTTGAACGCCGTTAGGTGAAGTTGCGTTTGCAGTGATAGCGATGGTCTCGCCAAGGGGTGCAAATGCGATTTGTGAATTACTTGCCATGATTAGACTCCAAGGTTACCAGCTAATAGAAACGTATTTGCTACAGGACATATCGCGGAGATGACCGCATTAGTTCCCATAGTGCTGAACAGCGACGAATAAGAGACAAGCGTTTGTCCGCCAGCCGCTACAGTTACCTTGCCAGCGCCGCCCTGAATGATCGTGCAGGAGAAGCCAGCGCCAAGGCCAGCAGCGCAGGTAATCGTTACCGCAGATCCTGAGGTGCAATAGATCACCTTGCCGTTGTCGCCGGCCGACAGCGTGCGTGTGGTTCCAGCTTCAGTGATGATGCCAGCCGCACTTAGGATAAAGGCGCTAGAATCCACCGTTGGGAAGACTGTTTGGTTTGGTGCTGCTTTTAACATGGTCTTTGTCCTTTAATCTTTGCAGTCTGGTTTATTCAAATGGTTACGAAGCAGCCACACCGCTAACTATAACGTTTAAACTGATAGAGCCTGATCCAGAACTACCAAAAGCTTGCAATATCTGGCCTGACCCTAGTTCGTTGGTTACGCCGTTGGGAGCAATCGTTTCAGTAGCGGCGGTTCTTGAAGTAACAAACGCGTCGTTATCTCCAACGCGACCGACAGTCCAAACGTGTCCGCTAACAACGCCGTCAGCTAAATAAGCAGATACAGAGCCAACAATCATGCCTCGTGTGGGTGACAAATTAAACGTAGCAGATGTACCAGAAGAAAACGACCATGTAATGCCGTATGACATTTCATAAGCAGTTGTCAGCGCAATATCATTTAATTTTGTAGTTGAAAAGCTTGGCACAACCTTTGCAGCTATGTAACAATTTGCGCCTGCTATAACTAAACCTTCGCTAACATCAGAAGCGCCCGTTATTTTTTGGACTTTCATGTCAAAAATTTCAGTACGAGCGCCGCCAGCATATATGAGTCGCATATTTGATGCGTTAGGCGTATCTTTTAAACGGATACTAACACCCGAAATTTTGCAATCTGACGAGGTATCGGCTACACCAATCGCTGAAACTTTTGTTTCGCCGTTAGCTCCGGTAGCGGTTGCGTCTAAGCACCAATCTTCAATGCTTATACCTGAGACAATAGAAAAGTCCGCATCGTTCAGATATACACCATAGCTTTGACAGCGTATTACCCTGTTGTTAATAAAATATGCGCCGCGTGTGTCTTGAGCGAAAAATCCTATTTCGCCGTTATGACATACGGAATGTTCAACGGTTGACGAGCGAGTATCAATTTCAGATTCAGATGGAAGGTTTGTAGAGTTTTTAATTTGAAACGATGCGTTCCCTGAATTGCCTGTATAGGTGTCAGCAACACAGCGGCTAATAGTTGCGCCAACAGCCCCGTTTATATCGAAAGCGTGGCTGGTATGGTCGTACACATAGCAGTCACGGATATACATCCCCATTTCTTGATCGTATGTGCGTGGTGGCGGAATAGTGCCTGATTTATATCCCGCGCCTACAATGGCAAAACCAAACTCAACGTTTTCGGCTGAACAATTAGAAAACCCACTGTCACGGCAACCAAATACATACCCAGCGTTCCCCGCACGGCTAAGGACGTCGCATGGGAAATTGCCGTTTGCAACTTTTATGTTATCGCTATCGTACATAAAAATCAAAATGTCTTTACCACCATCAACGGTAAAACCATCAACTAACAAATTGTTACACGCGTCAATTTTTAACCCGCTAAACACACCCCCACCAAGATCGCCAGTGTGTGTTGCTCTGTAATTTCTAATTCTGCCTGTACAGGCGTCTAAAACAAAATCGTCATTGTTGGACGCAGCAAAAATAAGTTTGCCTGAGTCTGAAAATTCAATGTCTACCGTTGCCCCAGTTACTGTAATTGGGTTGCAATTTAATTGTTCAGAAATATACACTGTACGACCGCTTGCAGCAGAAATCGCAGCTTGAATTGCAGCGGTGTTAGCCGATGCGGTTGCGGTTGCGGAAGCGCCGTAATCAAGCACATTGACCGCACCGCCAGCAATCATTGAATAGGTTACTTTAGTCAGCGACATGGCAATTCCTTACTTTGAAAATGATTGCACTTCTGCATTAATTAAGCGTTGCGGCCAATACATTACCTTAGAAACAGCGCCATTTAAATACGAACCGTTTATACCACTTCCGATCAAAGCTTGAGATACTGTTGGCACCGCCGACGCAGCGTTTGTAGCCGGTGCTGCACCGCCAGAACTAAAAGCAAAACTAGCGTTTTTATATGCCATTGTCAGTTTTGCAGGAGTAGTAACAGCAGCTGATCCAGCGGATAAGTTAATAGCGGTGCCTGATGACACTCTAATAATACCCCTGCCAGATGTAGCGGTTGACGATAGCTGTATATAGTTTGCAGCCGTTCCGTCATCTACATCAAAGGCAGCCGCAGTTCTAGCAGCGTTGTCATAGCGCAAAGCTTCAACAACAAAAGCACCCTCGCTAGCGTTATACCAATCGCTGAAGTTCGTCCCAGTCATGCTTACAACGTCAGCGTTGCGTGTCAGGCTGGTCGTGGTCGTGGGGATGTAGCTGGTGGCAAATGCTCCTACTTCGATTTGAGCGCCCCAGAGATAAACGCCATTCGTTCCAGTTTTAGTGCCGGTATAGTTGTTATCACCATCAACAGGCGATATTTCTATAAACCCGCCTGCTCCCGCTGGAGTATATCTAAGCGATATTCGATACCATCCATTACCTACAGATGTAATAGAAGCGTTGCTTATACTAGCCCCTGTCGTGCCCACAACGCCTGTAGATACATTAAAAAACGCCAACCGCGCCGCCGCGCCAGAACCAACGCCTGCACCAAATGTAATCCAAGACATTCCTGCTGCTTTTGCATAAATGCTAAGAGTATATGCAACGCCTCCAGTATATCCAGCAGCTTGATAGACTTCGCGACTTGTGCCCGTAGATGCAGGATATAGAAGGTCTGCATTTTGTGTTCCGTCAGGCGAGATGGCTTGGTCTGCCGAAATAGTTGCCGCGCTGACTGTCCAAGGAGAAGTTCCAAGGGCTTGAGATTGTTTAATTTGATTTGTTCGGCTTTCTTCGATCAACAACCCAAGAGGTGCGAGTGTTGATGGATTATAATCAAATCGAGGAAGGTTGGCATTTACACCTTCAATATAGCCACTGCTATTGACACGGGTAGCTGTATTGAGCGCCCGCGTCACGGTAACGCGAGGATCAAGTGTTCCAGTGGTGAAGTCCAGCGCCATACGTGGAAGAACACGCTCTGTAGCGGTAGGGCTATATGCAGGAGTAATCATATTCTATTTGCCCAGCTTGCTGCGAAGGTACGCACATTCAAGCGTTAATGCTTCGTCATAGCGAATGCCATATTCGGCTCCCGCAGCACGAACCAAGCGTTTTTCGCCTGTTAAACGGGATTTTTGAAGTTCTTGCCCACTAGCTTCCTCAATAACCGTATAAAATTCGCGCACATCTTCGTATTCGTCATCCCATTCATCATAACACAAAATGCCATAAGCGAATGGGTCGATACCTTCTGCCTCGAATGCTTCTTTAACGCGCTGCGCGATAACGCCGACGTGCCAGCGTGCGCCATTGCCTTTAGCCTCAACAGCATGATTAAACTTATACTGATAATATTCGACATTGCCCCAAGCGCGCAAAACAGCATCATCAATTGAGCTGATCTGCTGTTTGGCGGTTTCGTCAGATGTTTGAATCGAACCGTTTACAGCCCATACTTCTGACCACTTAAAGCCAGATGATCCTAGACTAACAGTTCCGTCAGAATTTGGCCGCACTGAACCTGCGGTTTCAAACGTAATGGCGCCGGTTCCGCTTGATTTAAGGCGCACATTTTGATTCGTCCCAAGCGCTTCCATATAAGCGCCGCCATTGACTGAGTTAGCGCTGATAAACGCGCCAAAATTGTTAGCGTTGCTGCCCCTAACGTAAAGTTCGTCGTTTAGAATCCAATCGGCATTCTCAAGTCGCAACGAACCGCCGATACCCGGATTTGCAACAAGCTGCGTGTCTGTGTTGTAGGGGTCGTCAGCAAGACCCCAGAAAACTTGAAGCCCAAGATGCGCCTTTGGTAGACGCGCCTGCCAAGCAAATGTGTCAGCCTCTGCTGGAATATCAACGGTATAGCTAGGGAATTTGAATTTCTGCCCACCGTGGCGCATAACACCAGTAATAAATCGGCCAACTTCGCCATCGCTATCAGCTTCAATGATGATCGCGCCGTTTACGCCGGGGTCAAGTTGCAAATCATCGCAAACGATGCCGGAACCGCCTTTTACTAAGATACCCCAAGAGGGCTTAAAATCCCAATACGACTGAAAAACTTCAAAAGTTATACCGACAATTGTGCCATCAACTTCGGCAGCGTAACCATCACCGGGCTTATTTAGTTTTGTCAGCGTGAATTTATTATCGGTATTATAGCCTGGGTCAGCCAAACGCACAGTATAGATTGCGCGGGAAAGGTTGCTATCCAAAATGTCATTGCGAATAATGCAGTTAATAAAACGGCATCCAGTTACGGGATACGTAGCACTTGGCTCCAAAGAAACAGTTTTTTTGCCGTTGTAGAACACGCATCCGCTAATAATGGTTCTTACCGCGCCACCACTTAAAAGCAACGCGCTAGGGGCATTATTGGCATAATTTGTTACGCCACTAGGCGTCCCATCTGATCCGCTGATATGAAGATTGATAAGTTGGCAATACCGAATGTTATTCGTACCGTCTGCTATAGTAACAGTCGGGCTAGATAGCGAAAACGGACGCAAGCAAGCTGCGTCAAATTCGCCTAAGCCTCCAGAACCTTGGACAGTTATATTGTCGGTCGTGCAAACCCAATTCAGACGATAGTCGCCGGGAGGCACAAACATAATTCCACCGCTAAGGGTAGCCAAATATGCCTCTGCCGCATCAAATGCAGCGGTGCTGTCTGCTACACCAGTATTATCAGCACCAAAGTCCGCAACCGATACATATTGCTCAAGTTTAGTCTGAACTGTCTGCCCAACAGCGCCAGCGGCTGTCAGCGTGTATGAGATAGCAGTAGCATTACCACTATTGATAACACCAGTTTCGTTGGTCATTACCTCAATGCTGGAACTCAGCGGTGGAGCAATCGAGAACGTAATGGTGTTACCAGAAAGAGTGTAGCTATCCTTTTCCTGATAGACGCCATTAATAAAAATGTTCGTCGCAAGGATAGTCGATGGAGATGCCGACAGCACAAAGTCAACTTCAACGCCATCACCTGTAAAATCGTTCTTGACAACAGAAGCAGATACAGCGGCAGGATCGAAGCCATAGCCTACAGGACTGTAGAGAACGAACTCCTCACGCTTATTGCGGATTGTGATTGAGAACTCACCACCAGTGTAAAGCAAAGCTGGAGTGCCGTTACGATAGGCGTAGCCATTGCTTGTGCGGATCGGCTGAGTAGCTGGAATTGTAAGGGCGCTATTCCAAAAGACCTGAATCGGATTCTGTTCAGGGTCTTCGTTGATTTCACCTATATACAGGTATCCATCATCCAGAGGCGTGCCGTCTAGATCGGTAAATATTGGGTAAGGGCCGGTAACTTGAGTAAGTGCCATTAGAACTTAATCCCTTGCGTCTTTGGGCTTATAGCCGAAATTATGTTACTGCGAAAGGTCATTGTGTAGGAACTTCTGGCGGGGCCATAGATTCCGTAACAGATTGACCACCTTCTCCGCCCTTACGGCCAGCTTCTTGAGACATTACGCGAGTCAAACTACCCAAGACATTCTGTTCTGCCTTGCTGCCAGGTGCAGTGCGAGACAATGCAACAAGCAGATTCTTAACTGCCTTTGTTTCATATGCACGAGCGCCAGCCATAATTGTGCTGAGAACCATCCCCGTTCCTGGCGACATATAAGAAACCCCACCAGTTACCGCAAATGGCAAAAGTTGTTGCCCACTCATAGTTGTAACCGCTGCTTGGTCAGCACGCCGTGTAAACTGCAATGCACGCAAAAGACCGTCAAGACGAGCAACTTCGGCTGGCTCAAAGGCAACACCAATCTTTTGAGCAGACTGCTTTAGTTGCGTTGTGAATTTTGCAGGACTAAGTTCATCAATCCCACCAGACTTTTTAACCATATCCTGAACAATCAAAGCGCGTGCGTTTTTCTTACCTTCTTCACTCAGGCTTCCAAAAAGAGCGCGAACTTCGCTTGGCTTCTTGCTAAACAATAATGATGTAGCTTCCTCTGGAGTAGCATTACCATTTTTAAGCACGCGCTTTATAGTGGAGTTTTCAAGATCAGTAGCAAAGTCTGACAGGGCTGCATTGGCAGAACGCCACTTAGCAAAATCCCCCGCTTCGCCAAATTGCTGAATATGCCGCCCCATGTCTTGGCGCAAAGCTGGATAGATGTCATTGACAACCTTTTTCAGTTCAGATGCCACTGGCTTTAGAGTATCATCACCTAGTGCATCGCCAATGGCTTTGCGTGTAAGTTCAATCTTGGCTATATCACCAGACAGAAGATCATTACGGAAAGACTGCAATTTAGAGATTAATGGCTGATAGCTTTGAAGGTTTGCATACTTTGCGATTCCAGAGTCAATAACTGCCAACGTATCCGATATATCAACTGGCGATCCAGAAACCTTATCAAGAACGGCGCTTTTATCGCGTGTTAGTTTACCAATCTGCTCACCACGAACCTTCAAAAAGTCACGAGTCACATCATCAATTTCAGCCGTTCCAGCATTGAACTCATCATAGAGTTTTGTAATAGCAGCTTCACGAGCTTCCCGTTGCGTTGCGCGTGCGCCACCAGTTCCTATAACCGGAATCTTTTCCATTGTCTCCTGCGCCCACTTTCCAAACCATGTCTTTGGTCGAACAATGTCGGAAGTGATTAGTGGAATACCAGCGGCTTCAGCAGCAGGAATAGCTTGTCCAGCAGTTGGCGTAATCAAGCGGCTGACTGCAGGAGCAACAAATCTTTCAACCGCAGACGTAACAGCAGGAGTTATATATTTTTGAGCAGCAGCACCAGCAACGCCACCAGTTGTAGCGCCAATTACAGCGCCAGGAATACGTTCAAGAAGTCCGGCATCAGGAGCGGCTTCACCAGCCCCAGCAAGGCCACCATAAAGAGCGGCTTGCTTTGCAGTTTGCGTAATAGCTTCTCTAGCTGGAGCCATTGCAGGAGCGCCAGGAATGATTTTATTTATTGGTGAAATTACGCCACCGACAATTTCGCTGCCCAAAGTTGTTAATGGATATTCTTCACGGCCATATTGCTTCGCAGCCTCTAGCTTTGCCGCAGCGTCCGCATCAAAAAGATTAACAAATTCTTCGCCAAGTCCAGCACTAACTCCAGTAACAAGACCAGAGCCAATAGCTGCGGCTGCTCCTGGGCCGCCACTTTCACGAACGCCAGTTTTAGGAAGCTCCCATTTAACTTTATTGCGTTCGCCAGGTGTTGATTCTTCCCACATTTTTAAAACATTAATGGTTTCTGGGCCAGCAGCCTCATAGCCCAATGCCTGAATATCAGCATTAAACTTCTCAAGAGCTTGGTCAAATGGCAACCCTTGAGTTGCAGACCAAGCCTTTGCTTGTTCTTCACGTTTTTTAAAGTCAGCATCAGTTGAATATTCCGCGCCCTGTGATACGCGCAATTCAGGCGGAACAATCTCACGCCCAGCAGCGTCTGTTTCAACTTTGCCTTCAATGATCCCCATAAGTGGCTGAATACTTTTTTCAAAGTCAGCAGCCAGTGGGCCAGCTTGGATACGCGCCGCCTCGATTGCTTGATTCATGCGCTGATTCTTTATCGCAATTTCGCGCTCTGAATCTCCATACTGAGGAAAATAGCTTATTCGGTTAGCTACCTTCTGCTCCTCATTGTATGCTGCACCAGTTCCCATAGTCAAAAGCGCATCAAGCATATTGCCCTGCGCGTCTGTAACTATGCGACGATCCTCGCCAGAAAGATTGCGGGTAATGACACCTTCACCCAAAACATCACGAGAAAGTGTTTCCAATATTCCCGCTTGTTGCGCTTCAGGATTAATCGCTAAGGTATTTTTAATATCATTTGCGCCGCCAGCTATGCGCGTAAGAAGCGTTAATGTTTTACTTTGCGCTTCAGTCGGCTTTGCATCACCAGGCTTTGGCGCATTGGGATCAGCAGGGCCACCAGGAATAATCTCTAGATTACCACCATCACTATACCGATAGCCACTAGGAGCCTCTCTAGGCTTTTCTGGTGCTTGCGGAATAAGAACGCCTTGATCGACAGGAGCCGTGGTTGGTTTATATTCGTCCCAAGGATTTTGTGCCATATTAATTACCATATCTTTCACGAGAACGACTTACGTCTGGAGCTTTACCCCAGCCGGGGAACGTTATGTGCAATGCGCCTTTGTTGCTGACAGCAACGCGAGCGCCAGGATACTTCTGTTTTACCAAAGCCATAGCTTCAGAAACCTTCATACCCTTGGGTGGCATAAAATCTAATGCGTCACCTTCGGGATGTGAACCGCGAGCAGTTGTTGTCATTCCCTGCTTCACTAGAGCCTGTTGATGCTTCTCAGTTCTGAATCCACTTGTGGGAGCAAAGCCAAGTGCGCCTAAATCTTTCACTGGATCAATATCACTTCCCTTGAAAGTTACCAGACGGAGCCTCCGTCTGACCTCCTGAATTTCCTACTTTAGACCAGTTACTTTTTTGAGCCGGATCACCGCCGTTAAATCTATAACCACTTCTTACTTCACCCACAGCGGGTAGCGCCTTTACAACAGGCTCTTGCGCGTTTGTACCATAGCGCCTGAAATATTCGGAACGGGGGCCAACAAACTTTACGTTATCAGGCGTCACCATCTCAACTATAGGATCAATTTGCAAATTTAAAAATTGCTCTGCTTGTGCGATGCCTTCAGGACTTTTAGGGTTAACGCCAGCAGCCCTTTGATTCTTTTGAAATGCAGTTAATTCACCAGCATCAAATAATGTTTTGTATAAGTCCTTATCACTTATAACTAACTGAATTTCCATTGTATTAACAATGGGGTCAGGATCAATATCCCAACTCTTTAACAATGCCTGTGCTGCAGCAGCTTGTTGTTCTTTGCCAGGTGTATTTGCATAACCTTCGGCTTGTGCAGCTAGCCGAGCTTTAGCGGCATCTATATTCCCGCCCTTAGCCAAGCCTATTACTTCTGCACGGAACTGGTTGTCAGAAGTTCGCTGCGCTTCGTTTAATATAGATTCACTTGCTAGAACCTGTTCTTTTATTGAAGGAACAAGGAGAAGATTCTTAGCAAGGTTTTCTGGCGATCTATCTCTGCTGATAGATTCGAGAGCAGCTTGCACTCTTTGTTTCTCCGCTAATTGCTGCGCTTGTTGTTTTTGTTGTTGGTCAACCGCAGTGCCAAAGGCATATGCTTTTTGGAACGCATCAGTTGGTGGTGCAATATTATAGTTATACGGTTCAGCCATTAGAAAAGTTTCCCTATTGCTGTTTGTCCAGCCGCACTTGTACCAAATCCAGTTATTGTGCCAAGCGCCTGATTGAAAGCGTTGGCTTGTCCTAATGCAGAGCCTGCTCTTGCTTGCCCTGCTTGAGTATACGCTTGCCCAATTTGAGTTGCAGCCTCTTGTCCGGCAGCACCAACGCCAGCAGCCGATCTTTGCCCAAGGTTTGTCAGGCCCGACAAACGACCATATTGCTGCTCAAGGAACTGATTTAGCAAAGCTGGTCGAAATTGAGCTAATGCGCCCTGAACATTCCCGCCACGCAGTCCGCCAGTTGCTGATGCGTTTTGCAGGATTGCTTCTTCACCCTGTTGAGCCAATGACTGAAAGAATGGGCTTTGCTCTTGCTGGGTTACGTATGCTTGCTGCGCTTCTGGCCCTGAAAGACCTAACGCTGCCATCTGAGCTTGTAGAGCGGGTGTCCCAGCGGAAACATATGGATTGAGTAACTTCCGCATTTCTTCACGAGCAGCACGCTGTTCAGCCGCAGCCGCATCAGCAGCTTGCACTTGCGCTTGCCCAGCTCTCTTGGCTCCTTTACTTGCTACAACGCCGCCAATAACCGCGCTTCCAATAACTGCTGCTGCTACCGCACTCATATCAATATCCTCCTATCGTCACAATTAAAGCCTGACGATAATCAACTGTAATTTCTTCGCCGTTGCTGCCGCCCTTGCATCCTGAGATGTCGCGCATTGCAACCAGATATATATCACCATTTTCCATACGAAACATCATGGCATTTGGATTCTTTGAATGGTTAGTGTAGCGACCTGCTGGTGTGCGAAATCCGCCCATCAATGCTGGTGCAATTACCTCAAATTGCGGAATGTTACCAGATGCAAACAATCCTTTGCCTTCGATCTGGCTATCACCCAACGCAACCTTATACTCGCCATGCGGAAACGGAATCTGGTCATATTGTAATTCAGATATTTCCCGCACTGTCTCAGCGTCAAAGCCAAACTCCTCAATCGCTGCATAAAAGTCAGCAATATCCTCAGAATGGTCGAAGCTTAACAGCATCTGGTTAAACTTCTTTGATTCCTGCCATGACTCGCTCTTGTCTAGGAACATCTCATCAAGCGTATCAACATCGCGCTCATCAGTTGCAAAGACGTTCTGCCAGATCACATCTTCATGGATGTAGGCTATCTTGCGACCAGGTGGAGCAATGAACGACTGTGGAGCAACTAGCTCCGTCTTTGTGCCATCTTCATTTAAGATAGTCAGGCGACCAGATAGCATATTGTTGAAGTGAGCAGTCTTATGATGATGGCCGACTATGTAAGAGTCAGCTGGCATAACGACTTCACGAATGTAAATGCCTGGAGCAAACCTGTGCGTGATAGGGCAGTCAGCTTGCGGAAGATCGAGAAGTGCCGACTCTAGACGCTGAACATCAGACTCGTTAAAAGCCTTTGTGAAAGGCTCAATAAGAGTTCCTTGCACTGTATCAATGTCTTTTGTGCGGCATATTGCAGTCACAGCATAACCTTTACGAAATGAGCCACAGGCTGCTCTTTAAGGCTCTGTGGCGAAACCATATCACAATTTGTTTGCCTTTGGCAATAAAGTATCTTAATTACCATCATGCAGCTTACCTGACGGGGGACAGGCGACTCATCATCGCTTGCTGTAATTTTCCTGATGCAGCACTCTGATGAGGTGTTTTATGATTACTCAAGAACGTTTGCGTGAGCTTATCCGCTATTGCCCTGAGACTGGAATTTTTCATTGGGTTAATTCACTTTCTACGAAAATGTATAAAAACTCTGTAGCTGGATCAAAATCCAAAAAAGATGGTTACATTAGGATAAAGATTAATCACAAAAGTTATCTTGCTCATAGACTTGCGTGGTTATATTTTTATGGAAATTTTCCTGAAAAGCTTATTGATCATATTGATGGTGTTCGTAATAACAATTCCATAAAAAACCTTCGGGATGCAACTCCAGCAATTAATGCACAAAATCTAAAAATGGTGAGCCTAAAAACTAATAGTTCATACTTAGGTGTTTCTAAGATTGGCAATAAATTTCAAGCTCAAATAAGAATTGATAAAAAGTTAAAATACCTTGGTATGTTTGAAACAGCTATTGAGGCTCACGAAGCATATCTATGCGATAAACGCATCCACCATGAAGGATGCACAATTTAATCTTCAAATTCAAAGTCTCGTTCTTCTTGTGCTTGACAAGAGCGAAGATCGTGACAGATAAATTCGAATTTATGGCAGTAGCCACGGAATCCAGCGTCAACGTCCCACTCGTTAAATGGTATCTTTTCCATCTTCGCTTGTGTCAATGTGCTGTTGTCGTAATACTCGCAGTTAGAGCAGCGACGCCGACGGGCTTCAGCCTCATCGACTTGCATAGCCTTGCCAAGCGCAATCCAGTATTCAGGATTAGCGTCCTTCTCGTTGCTGGGATTCTCAGGGCCAAGCATCCAATCGTCGATCACGATCTTGGTGTTCTTCTTGTTCTCAGCGGTGGTAATGAAGGGTTCGCTTTCGCGCATACCCGCGAAGCCTTCAATAATCATCATTGGCTTCTTCATGTTACTATCTCCCGTCCAGAAGCGCGAATGGTAAGGGATGCAGACGCGCTGGCAATTGTTGAAATGAAGGTTCCGGTATCTAGCACTTGGCCAACCAGTTCAGGAAACGTGTATGTCTCGCCAGGAGCAATCATGCGTGCATCGACGATTAGATTGTCATCACCAACCGTTCCCAGATTAGGAACAAGATTGACGCTCAGGCTTTCATTGCCTGCGCTTGTGTTGGTAGCTGTGAACTTATCAATGATGCACCGACAATTCACCGCAGTGTATTGCGTGGTCTGGACGTTTTCAGCTTCCTTGGCTGGGATGATATTTTTAACCGTAACGGTCATGAACGACTCCTATTGCTGAATCTGCGTGACTTCGATCAGGCCACACGGAGCAGCAGGAGCGAAAGCCGTAGCCGCTACGTTTGTCGGTGCAAGGCTTGTATCGTCTACCGCCCACATCAACTCAATATAATCCCCAGCGGCAAGAGAGAAGAACTGCGAGTTACGCAATACCACATATCCGTTGTTTGTGGAAAGAGTTCCAATCACCGCACTGTTTGAATAGGTTGTCGTTCCGTTAAGCTTCCACCAAAGCCATGCGCTCTTTGTATTGGCGTTGCTGGATGAGAATTGAACCCGTGCGTTAAACTGAAACAGACCGCTTTCAGATACCTCAATCTGGCTTCCCGTAGCCATAACGCCATCCGAAATGGTTGCTCCGTCCCATGACAGGGCATAGGCGGTGTTTGCGGCGACAGGAGTAACGCCAGTCGTGTTGTAAAATTCGCCGTAATAACGTTCTTGCTCAATTGTAGGGCGAACGAAAATCTCGCCATCAGCTGCGCCAACCTTTAGCACAGCAGCAAGCGGGATTACGTTGTCAGGAGCAGTCGGCTTAACGTTGGTAAAATCACCCGCTACCGTTGGCGATGCGTAAAGAATATCTCCCGCACTAAAGGCGCTTGTGTCCAGATTGCGAACGTGTCCCCAGACATTGCAATAACCAACCTCACCGCTATCCGGCAAGTCGTGCGTCATTACGCCAAGGATGTATAGCGTCGGCGTTGCCCCATCAGCAAGATAAGGCGCAACAGACAAAGTATTGTTTGCGCCAACGCCAACGAAGCCAACCACTGTTCCGTTAGGGATTGCTACTCCGGTCATGTTTTCAACACGGGCGTATGTTTCCTGCCCTATCTGCTGAATGACGCCGTATTCCATGCCCAAATCAAGGGTCTGGTCGCTTGGATTCCAAGCCATGCGCCGAATGCGATCAACGTGCGGAGGCGTGCCATCAAAATCAATGTAGTCGGTGACAATCGAGTTGTTGTTTTCGATTAGTGGAGCCTGCGTTAGCAATTCAAGTGCATCAGCAATCCGCGTAATCTGTGCAAGGGCATCATTAGCAGAAGCCTCGGCATTGCCAGCCGAAATGCTAATTTCGTCAAGCGTTACTGTGTCAATGGTGTCAACCGTAGCGAACAGCCGCTCAAACTGCTTGATTTGCTCATGATCTTGCAGGAACGAAGCAAATTGGTCGCGGGTAAGGTTGAGCTTCTGAACCATATCAGTAGGCCAATGGCTCTATAGCTGCTTCCAGCCGAGCAAACGACATATGGGCATCCGATGTGCCTTGGAAGCGTTGAACGCGCCAGCTACGCATCCAGCCTTGGTGGAACCATACAAGACGCTTTGCACGCTCTCCGGTCTTACCCGCCTTAATGAACTTCTGCTGGCTCCAGTTTTGCCCGTCAATCGAGTAACTGGTGTTAATCGTTGGGTCTAAGCCAAACGCAACCGAACCTGTCAGAGCAACCAGCTCAAGGTTCTGCAATATCGCGCCGCGACCTTCGTTGTATATAATGGTCGTGCCAAACTCCCAGCGCACCTTCTGTCCCCAGTGCGTCGATATATCCTTTACCAGATACCCAATGGCGCTGCTGGTAGGGTCGCCTAGCAACCACTTGTCATAGCACCACACGAAGTTCTGAGCGCGATAGCGAGAGAAGTCCACAAGGCTGCTTGTCAACGTGAACCATACAGGCTGTTGCAGCTCTTGCGTTGCCGCTGCGTCAAACACAATCGTGCGATCAGGAAGGTGGATATATAGATGCTGGTGCGCTCTATCGTTTCGTGCTTCTAGCTTTACAGTTGCTAGTTGCGCTTCAGTGAATGTGGCAAGCAGTTCGTCAATCTCTTGCGTGCTGACCTTATTGGCGTTTGCGTTTGCTCCAAGATATATCCCTGGGGCTTCGTTAAAGCCACTGCCAAGGAATGCGATGTTCTCAAGAAATACGCAGCAAGCGTGCGTGCCGACAACGCCCTTTTCAATCTGTGCGCCTTCGATGCGCTGGAACGGGAATAAGTCCCCGCCTCTGTTGTCGAACACTTCGATGGTGTGACGGTTGAGCGCATAGACCTCATTGCGTAGCTTCAGCAGGGCAACCACAGGGTCAGGGTCAACTTCTGACGAACCATATTTCAGCGGGTTCACTGCGAACGGATTGCTTAGGTCTGTGACAACAAGGAACTCGCCGTCGGTGGTCATCCAGTA